ACCGTGCAGGTCGAAAAGACCCAGACCGCCGAGACCGCCGTCCTCTACGAGGATGCCGACGGGCGTGAGGTCAGCCCCCGCCGCGCCGCCCTGACCGAGTGGCGCTGGTCTGTGGCCGATGACACGATTGCCGAGGTCGATCCCAGCGGCATTGTGACCGGTCTGCGCGGCGGCTCGACCACCCTGACGCTGCAAAGCGCCGACGGGAAAATTTCCGCCAGCTGCCCTGTGCAGGTGTCCAGCCCGCTGCGCGGCATTGCTTTGGACGATTACACGCTGTATTTTGACGACGAGCTTGTGACCTGGATCACCGCCGACGGCACGCGCGAGTCCGACTACGCCTACGCCAGCCGCGTCGGCGCAGTCTGCCATCTTCTGCCGGAGGACACCACCGACCATCCCGCCGTGACCTATCACATCGCCGACGAGCGCATCGCCCGCTTCGACGGCTCCTGGCTCGTCCCCGTGAATTACGGCACCACGACCCTGACCGCCGACTGCGGCGGTTTTACAGCGCAGTGTACCGTAACGGTGGTCAGGCCGGAGGAACAATCGTAGGAACAGGCAAAGGCGGGCACCGTGCAGTGCCCGCCTTTTGTTGTTAGAAATTGAGGATTGACAGAATCGTAAATAAAGCCATTATAATAATGGACATTCCGCAAAGCAGGAGAGCAACAAAGTTCAGGATTCCCGGTTTCTCTGCCGTTTTGCTTGTATCATACGCATATTTGAACAGACAAATTTCCAGCAGTAGCATAGGGGCATACATCCGCACACTGCGGCCACTCTGCTCAAAGAATGTATAGCAGCTGGACGCCGTAAGGATCGCGCACAGCAAAATCATCAGCACACTATTCAGCGTCCGCCGCCAACTGCTTATAGCAGGGCGTGCGGGCTGGACGGACTGCTGCTTTTTCTTTTTACCACTAGACTTTTTCTTATGCTTAGGCTTACTGTTGAGACTGAAATCCCCACCGTATTCTTTCTCTTTGCGTTTAAAATCTTCTCTGTACCAATCGCGATCTTCGACGCTCATTTGTGTTTCCTTTCTGCACTTTCATTTTAGCTTTATTATAAAGTGAATACAGAGAAAGGTCAATCTTTTTATGACGGCAATTGAAGATACTACATGTTTTGCCTTTTACTTCAAAAGTTTGGTACGATTGTGGTTACACGTCAAAAGGTAAAGGAAATTAGGGACTACCTTGGTGACCCTCCCGTCCATCTCCCGCGCCCTAAAAACAGCCCGCGGGGCTGTTTTTGCCCCGCGGGACGCGAACGCGGGGCCCGGGCTGTTCGATTCCCGTACTCCTCTACTCCTTACAACGTACAATAAAAAGAAAAAAGCACTACCTCAAATGAAGTAGTGCTTTTTGGTGAACCAAACCCGAACAAAAACGAACCGCGCTCTCGGCCGTTTGTTCGGTATTTTTTTCCGTGTAAAAATCTCTCTTTGCTATTGCTTGCGGCGGTTCCGTTATCGGGGCCGCCGCTTTTTTGTTTTCCGGGCCCGGCGGCAGGGGCTCGACGTCGCCAGCACTGTCAAGCATTTCGGCGTAACTGATTTGTTTACCGCCGCGCACGTTGAAATAAATAACGATTCGGTCGTCGTAGACGTACACGGAATTTATGAACGTCTCGACAATGCGCCGCCTAAACTCGGCCTCAAGTGGGTCGCCATTGCAAAATTGCTTTAACCACGCAACGACCTCGTCGCGGGTGTACGTTATAGCCGCCGCGATCTTGAGCCCGGAGAGCTCGGCCTCGAGCTCGCTTTTCTGCGCCTCAAGCTCGACGACGTGCTTATTTATACGATCGACCGCCGCCGCGCTGGGCGCCGCAAAGAGCAAGTCGGTCGTTTTGTCGAGATCGCGGTCGAGCTTTGCAATGCGGGCCTCGAGGACGCTGACACGCTGCCCGTCAAAACTCTCTTTGTAGCACTCGACGACGCGATCGGCGATATACTCGAGCCGTTCCGGGGCCAGCACATACGCGCACGTTTGCTCGACGATATACCACTCGAGAAAATCTTTGTCCTCGGTTTTCTTTCCGCAAGCTCGCTCACGCTTTTTCGTCCTGCAAATATAATGCCTGTAATATTTGCCACTGCGCCCCTTGCCGCCGCCAGACATGAGCGGCGCCCCGCAATAACCACAAAACGCCTTGCCGCACAAAATGAACGGCTCGGCCGCCTTATATGCGGCAGGGGCGCGGCGGTTCTTTTCGGTACGCGCCCGCGCGGCCTCGAAAAGTTCGTCGTCAATCAGACGGGGCCACTCGACGGGAATGCCGCGCCACATACCGCGGCCCGTGTATTTCTCGTTCCGCAATATCGAGCCGATTATATTGTCGCTCACCTTGCGCCCGTTGGCTTTTGTATCGAGGCCGCGGCGCTGCATTTCGCGGTATAGCTCGGCGGGCGTCTCCCCTTTTGCGTATGCCTCGAAAACGTGCTTGACGAACTCGGCCCGATCGCCGTCGGGAATGGCGCTCTCACCCTCGAGGCGATACCCATACGGAACAGAGCCTGTATTATGCAGGCCTTTTTTCGCGCTCGTCGTCATGCCGCGCAAGACCTTTTTTCGGAGGTCACGGCTATAATACTCGGCGGACGCCTCGAGAATTGCCTCGAGAATAATACTCTCGTCGCCCTCGCCGATATTTTCCATTGCGGAAAGCACCGAAACGCCGTTTTGCTTGAGCTTGTGTTTATAGAGAGCGCTGTCGTATCGGTTACGGGCGAAACGGTCGAGTTTCCAGACGATAACGCGGTCGAACTGCCGCTTTTTACTGTCGTCAATCATGCGTTGAAAATCTGGCCGCTCGTCTGTCTTACCGCTGATCGCGCGGTCGGCGTAGATACCGACGACCATGAGCCCGCACCGCTCGGCATAGGCACGACAATCGGCTATTTGATCTTCAATACTGCGCTCGCGCTGGTGAGTGCTGCTATACCGGGCATAGATAACCGCCCGCGGCGTACCGTCAAACTCGGCCCCGGCAGCCTTTTTTTGTTGTGCCATAATCACTCGCCCAACATATCGTAAAAAGCGCCCTCGTCGATAATGGCAAGGCTTGCGCCCTTTTTCTGCAAATCCTCGGCTTTTTTCAGCTTGCCAGTTTTGCCGCCCTTTACAGAGGCGCAATAATCCGTAGAGCCGACAACGAGAAAGTCGGTTTTCTTTGTGACGCCGTTGCCAACAGAACCGCCGATATTTACGACGGCTTGCGCGGCCTCGGCGCGAGTCATACCATCGAGAGCGCCAGTAAATACGCACACCTTGCCGAACAGCGGGCTCGTTTCGTCGGGCTCGCCCTCGGCAACCAGCGCGGCGAGGTCGAGGCGGGAGCCGCTCTTTCCGCTGTGCGACTTGAACAGCGCGGCGAGGTCAACACCGTCGTTCTCGATATGCTGGCGCATTGCCTCTAAACACTGCGCGGCCGCCAGTGCGTCGGCGAGGCCCCTGTGCTCTGGCATCTGATTCACGCCGAGATACTGCGCGACCGTGGCGAGCTTGTGGTCGGGCAAATCGGCATACAGACGGCGGGACAGGCGCAGCGTATCAACATAGTCGTTCGTAGGAACGGACAGGCCGCACCGCTCGGCGCTGTCATACAAGAAATTCACATCATACGCGACACTGTGACCGACAATAACGTCGGCCGCGACGAAATCGAAAAAGGCGGGCAGTTCTGCCGCAATCGGCGCGGCGCTCTCGAGCATTTCGTCTGTAATGCCCGTAAGCTCGGAAACATAGGGGTCAAGAGGGGCCGAGGGCTTTACGAGGCGGGTATATTCGGCGACGGGCTTGCCGCCGCGAACACGGACGGCCGAGAGCTCGATAATCTCGTCGAACGTGGGAGAGAGGCCAGTTGTTTCAATGTCGAGGGCAACATAGTCGAGAGGAAGGGCGACAAGGCTCGAGCCTTTTAAGGGGCGCTTTTCAGAAATAGAAATCATAGCAAAAACCTCTTTCCAAAATTTGTGCAATGACCCCGGCGGGGCCTTGCTGTATTATGTTATACTGGGCCGCTATATGTAAAACACAAAGACAACCCAAACACCACGGACAAAAAGCGGTACTGTTATTTTTTCGCCCCTGCGCGGTGCTTTTCCAGTTCAACCGCGTCGGCGACGGTGCGGACGGTTTCGGCGGCGTCGGCCGCGACAGCGCTGAAACGGGTGCTTTCCACATATTCACGCTCAAGGGTTGCGTCAACGGCAGCCTTGCCGCGCTCGTCGAGAGCGCGGTATTTTTTTAGCATTTTCCACTCAGGGAGAGAAACGCCGCCGTCGTTATCGTCGAGGCCAAGGAGCCAAGAAGAACTGACGCCGAGAACCTCAATCAATTTCTTAATTTTGAAAAGGTCGGGTTCTCTATTTCCCTTTTCGTAACCTGTATATGTACTTTTTGCGACGCCGATAGCCTCGGCGAGCTGTTCTTGCGTGAGCCCCTTTTCTTTACGAGCGAACAAAAGTCTTTCACTAAAAGTCATGGTATAACCCCCTCGTTTTCTTATATAATACATTGCCGCACGGGAGCCGTCAATACAAAAGATTGCATTTTGCAAACAAAATTTAGCAAAATGCGTTGACAAGGTTGCGTATTGCGACTATAATGAGCTTGTAAGGACGCAGAACGCAAACATTTTATGGAGGTGGTTATATGTTTCGCAACCTCGAGGCAGAACAGCGCCGCGCAGGAATGACAAATACGGACGTTGCAGAGTATCTCGGCGTGTCCCGCGCAACATACGAAAACAAGAAAAAGGACGGGAAATTTACTCGCCCGGAAATCGTAAAGCTCTTGCGCCTGTTTAATTGCAAATTCGAGTATCTGTTCGACACGGACGCAAACAACAACCCGGCGGCATAGGAGGCGGAACAATGGAAACAAAAGAGAACGCCCGCGCGGCGATGGACGACTACGGCGTTACCTATTGCGAAAAATGCGGCGCCGAGCTGCTTTGCAATGAGTGCGGCGATATGCCCGACACTTGCCCGCGCTGTGGGCGGCTGATTGATTGGGGTGCTTTCAAAGCGTCGGCGGGCGCTCGTGCTTTCGGGCCCGACGATTTCCCGCCGCTCGTTTATGCGCCGTGTGCGGTGAGATGACGCTCGGCGAATTGCTCGCGGTGATACCGCCCGCGACATACGTTTTTATCGCCATCGACCGACAGCACCCGGGCCGCGCAGAGGGGACAATTTACGGCCCGCGCGAGGAATTGAAAATTCCGCAAGACCTAGAGGCGGCGCCCGTTACCTGCCTCTATCCCGACCGTTTCGGCAACCGAACCGCGGGCGGCCTTGCGATATTTGTGAGGGAGTAAAACCATGACATACGAAGAATTTACCGCGCTTGCAAAGCGAAAGATCACGACGGGGGAATATTACGAGATCGTCGAGCCTGTCTATAACTATCACCCCGCTATACCGAACAAAAAGACCGCCGCCAAGCTGTACGACCTGTGCGGCTTGCAGGCGTTCCGCGATATGCGGGCAACCGCTGACAGCGTCGCACGGCTTGCAAAAGAGAAATACAGGATCCGTGCAGAAATGGACGGCTTGCACGGGAAATTAGACGAGATAGACAGCATCGTGCACGAAATGTCAACAGCGACGCCAATCGCCAAAGAGGAAAGCGGGGCCGAGAATGGCTGAACGGCTGAAACGGGCCTCGGCGCCCATGTGGAAACACACCCTCTTGCAAAATCTCGATTACGGCACTATTTCAGATCGGCTCGAGGAAATCGCCGAGAGCGGCGATTACTACGGATATAGCGGCCCCGACCTCGGGGAGTATTACGAGGAATATAGGCCGCTTTTTGACGAGCTCTCGTTCGGCGCGACGGAACTGCTCGAGGGATTGACCGAGTACAACTATTTCACGGGCGAAAGACTTGCGAACCAGTGGGACGACTGCACGGTCGCGCTACTGGGTAACGTAATAACCGTGAACGGCTACGAGGCCGACGGCATTGACTACCGAAGTATTACACAGTTTGAACAAACCCTCGGCGTCGAGGAGGCTGAAAAGCGCCTCTTGCGCCTCTCGAAAAAAGAGCTCATTTCCCTATTTCGCCGCGTTATGACGACAATCGTTTGCTATGCCGACATAAAAGGCAGCTATGACACGCTTGCCGCCGTCGTCAACGAGCTAGACGAACGCGCGGCAATCATGGAGAACGGCCAGACGTCCGCGCGAATGTGGGCAGAGTAAGGGGGCTAAAAAAATGTATATCAATATCCCGGACGGATTCGAGCTAGTAACACTGACCCGCAACGACCTCAACTATTTGCGGGAGGTTACGAAAAGCCTCGAGGAAATGCTCGCAGACAATGGAATCACCGTCAAGGCGAACGACATGATCGTTACGTTCTACATTCCGAGCGGGTGTGTGCGTGGAATGACCGTCGCAAGAATTGCGGCCCGCAATATTCCGGCGGCAAACAGGTGCGTACAGTTAAGCCGCCTCGAACGGCAGGGTTTGACACGGGTTCCGCACTACAAAATCGAGCAAGGAACCCGCCGCCTGTACGTCGATCTCTACAAGACAATCAAGCTCAACGATTAGGAGGCAGACGATGAAAACCGTTCACATAGTCTACGGCCCGCCGCTTGCGGGCAAGAGCACATTTGTCCGCGAGAACATGGGCCCCGGCGACCTCGTTTTCGACATGGACGCAGTACAAAACGCGCTTTGCTATGGCGCAGATCATGCGGGCAAGCCGCACACACTGGGCGCCGCAATCGCCCTCCGCAACGCTTTTATCGCATACCTCAATAACAAGAGGCAAGACGCCCGCGGCGACGCATGGGTCATTATATCGAGCGCGAGCCCGGAATATTTCGCCCGCCGCTTTTTCGGCGCAAGAATTGAGGTGACGCGGCTTTTGCCGCCGCTCGACGTCTGTCTCAAGCGCCTCGAGCTTGACGACACGCGCCCCGACAAGAGCTTTTGGAGGCAAGCGTTGCGCGAGTGGTTCGACGAATACGCCGAGAAACACGGGCCCATGTACTGGGCAGACGCCGACGCGGCAGAATCGGGGGCGCAAAATGCTTGAAACGATCATTCTCACCGCGTTCGGCGGTGCAATGCTTTTCGCCCTAGAGGTCGTTGCGTTCTCGATGGGCGTCGCCGTGGGCCGAGAAGTCGCTCACAAAGACGCCGATTATATGGCCGAGGACGACGACGAGACAGTTTTCGACCCACGCGCTGGCCGCGAGGAATATATCGGAATGGAACACACACACGGCGAGGACGACGAGGAAATCGACCCATGAAAAAGAAATTCACACAGATCGGCGTGACGGCCCTGCGCGGCCCCGACGGCTCTTTTCTCCCGGCGGTTCCGCTCTACGTTGAGAGCGACCGCCTCGAGGATTTACGAACCCCCGGCGCCCCGGCGGCAGGGCTGGACGACATAACCGAGATTTTTTCAGCAAAATTCAAACAGTACATAGACGGCAAGCGGGCCGCGGCGGTCTAACCGCGGCGCATACCAGAACATAAAACGGAAAGAGGTTCGACATGGCAAAAAAACAGCTTGCGGAAACGACGCACAAAGGTGCGATCTCTAAGGCGGGCCCGCACTCGTCGCTCAAAGTGGTTCTCTCGTCGCTCGAATACGAGAACAAGCGCCGCGCGGCGCAGGGGCTTGCGCCTCTGTCCTACGGCAAGTACGTCGCAAAGCTCGAAAGGCGGTAAAAACATGAACAAGCAGGAACAGGCGGCCTCGGTCGCCGTTATCGGTTCGACCTCGGAGGCATACGCCCGCAAGGAAGAAGTCGAGCGGTGCATTTTCTCGGCGGATTTCATGCGCTTTATTATGGCGCAACCGTCGCCCGACTACTGGACGCCGCGCCCCGTGCCACTCGTGGGCGCCTGCCGCTATTGCGGCCAGACGCGCCCAACGGCAGAGGCCCCGGCGGGCTCAATCAAGACGCAAGAGGACGCCGACGCATGGGCGAGCCGCACTTGCAACTGTGAACAGGGCCGCCGCCTCGCCAACGTATGGACGGCCCGCGGGCGTATCAATGCCCTATTCGCCGATTTCTCGACAGACGTGCGCGATATGCTCGTCGAGATTGCCGAGCTCGTGCAAGACGAGGAAATCGGGGCGACCTCGACGGCACTCGACGAATACTCGAAATGCAAAATCTACAAGAACGCGAAAGGCGTTTTGTTCATCACGAGAACCGACACGTCTACGAGGCAAGAATCTGTTTGAGGTCGAGAAAATGAACAATGACCTATTTTTTAGCTCTAAAACTGATTTGTGGGCAACCCCGGCGGGCTTTTTCGCTGATCTCGACGCTGAATTTCATTTCAACCTTGACCCATGCGCCACACCGGAAAATGCGAAGTGCAAGCGTTATTTCACGGCAGAACAAGACGGACTAAAACAGGACTGGGGGGGGATGACGGTTTTTTGCAATCCCCCGTATGGTCGCGCCGTCGGCGAGTGGGTGAAAAAGGCATACGAGGAATCGAAAAAGCCGGGAACGCTCGTCGTGTGCCTACTCCCCGCGCGAACGGATACAAGGTGGTTTCACGACTATATCATAGAAAAGGCGAAAATTCGGTTCGTGCGTGGGCGGCTGAAATTCGGAGACGGAAAAGCGCCAGCGCCGTTCCCGTCGATGGTTGTAATTTTTGAAAATGGTGAGGACACATGAACGTAATTATTGCAATTCACAAGGAATACGCCGACCTCATTTTTGAGGGTAAAAAGACGATCGAAGTGAGAAAGGGCAAAATGCCGCATTACTGCGACCGCGTATTTTTGTACGAGACGAAAAAGGACGGCGGCGCGGGAATGATCGTCGGAGAATTTGAGCCCGCCTATCTTGTGCCGACCATGGAGATAAGCCCGGACGAAATGAGCAACAGCGTAGTCGCGCAAACCTGTCTTTCGCGCATTGAACTCGAAGCATACGCGGGCGCCCCATACAAGAAACTGCGCCTATTAAAAGTGGAAAAGGCCACGAAATACGAAAAGCCCGTACAGCTCAAACGACCCGGGCCGCAATCGTGGACGTATGCGAGAGAATGGGAGGTGAAACAAATTGACCGAGAAAATCATTGAGATCACGCCAACCCCGGCGGGCTCTATCGTGACGATTTACCCGAAAATCGAATACAAGGCCATCGAGAGACGCCGCAGAGAGGCCGCCAAGCGGGCGGCAAGGCTCGAAAAGGTAAAATCTCACGCGGGCGGCGCGGCCTTGATCGCGGGCCTCGTGCTCGCGCTGGGCACGGCTGGGGGCCTCGATTGCGAGACAATCGGCCTCGCGCAAGGCGCGGCACAACTCGCCGCCTCTCTCGCCCTCGTCACTATCGGCAGCACCGCCGCGGGCATTTTCTACTAAAGCCCCGGCGGGCTTTTCTCTACCTTATATAAGAACAGCGCGTTTGCGGCCCTCGGGCCGCGGGCGGGCTTGTATAGGGTATTAAAATAGCGACGGTCTATAAATGCCGGGGAAAAGGGGCGGCGGGGAAAAACGAGGGCGAGGCTACTGAACATAGCCAAAGAACTAACCTGACGCCTCGCCCGGTGTTTGTCCCCGCGAGTTCCCCGAGCCTCATTTTCTACCAGAAAAAGAAAATCTTTCCCCCGCGAACCATGCCGGGGCCAGCAAAGGAACGGAACGCATGAAATCTTTTTACAGAGAGCGCCGCCATGTTTGCGGAAAGACGATCGCCTCGGCGAAATATCAAGAAGTCGATATTTACCCAATGACAGGAACGGACGCCTCGAAAGCCTACGACAAAGAGGCTGCCGCGCCTCGGCGTTTGCCAACGAGAAAGGCGCAAGCAAACCTCAACGACCGAAACGCCCGCCGCCATCTTGTGCAACTGGTCATTACAAATTTTGACGAGCGCGATTTGCACGTTACGCTCACCTACGGCCCCGGTCAAGAGCCGACGACCGAGGCGGAGGCCCGCCGAGATCGTGACAATTTCGTTCGTCGCCTTGCCGCCGCCAACAAAAAGGCGGGCGGGGCGCCGCTGAAATACATAATTGTCACCGAACACAAGGACGCCGACCCCGCCGCGGGCATCAAGGGGATTCGCTATCATCACCACGTTATTTTGTCGTGCGGCCTCGACCGTGACAAAGTAGAAAGCCTGTGGGCACGCAAGGGAGAGCGGCTCGGGCGGTGCAATGCCGACCGTCTGCAATTCGAGCGCGGCAGCATTGAGGCGCTCGCCCGTTATCTGCTGAAAGACGCCAAGCGTTCGCGCCGCTGGAAACAGAGCCGCGGCCTCGCGCAGCCGAAAAGCCCGCGCCCCGCTGACTGCAAATATACCCGCCGAGGCGTTGAGAGAATCGCGCGGGATTCTGCCCTACTGCACGACCCCGATTTTTGGGCGAGAAAATACCCGGGGTGGATTCTGAACGAGGCCGAGGCTCGCTATACGGACGCGCTCGGCTGGTATATTTATCTCAAAATGCACAGGGAGGGCCCGCCGCATGGGACTAAGCGAAAAGGACATTGACCGCCTCGGGCCAGCGGCCCGCGCACAGATCACCGCCGCGCTGAATCACGCCGCGGCCAGAAAGGAAACCTTGCGGCCGAAACGCGCCGACGAGTTCGAGAGTGCTCTCGAGGCCAGATATTACGAGGCAGAAATTGCCCCTAAAATCTACGCGGGCTTGATTGACACTGTCGAGGCGCACAAGGAATTTTTGCTCATGCCCGCCGGGGAGTATTGCGGGCTAAAGCTGCACAGCGCAAAATATACGCCCGATTTCTTCATCGTCTACAAAAACGGCTCGGTCGAGGTCGTCGAAGTCAAGAGCAAAGCCGTGCGGCGTTTGCAGGGCTCGTATGTTTACCGCCGCCGTCTGTTTATAGAGCTATTCGCCCGCCCGAACGGGTGGAAATTCACAGAGGCTATTTTTTAGGAGGCTAAAAATGCAGCTTGAAAACGCTATCGTCATAAGAATCAAAACGTCGGGGTTCGACCTCGACAAAATCGCTCAAAGCGGGCATTGCTTTCGATGGGTCGAAATAGGCCCGTCGAAATATCTTGTCATTGATGGGCGGCGGCAAGCCTTGCTCGAAAAAATAGAGCCGAGCATCTCGGGCGTCTCGAGCGTCTCGGGCGTCAAGATTTCTTGTGCAGATATGCCCGGACATCCCGCGCACTGGTTCCGCTATCTCGATCTGCAAACAGATTATAGCGCCATGCGGGCGGCGATCCCGTGGCAGGACGCCCCGACGACTGAGGCGGCCGACATTGCGAACGGCGTGAGGCTCTTACGGCCGAACCTATGGGAGACGATCATAACCCTCGTGATAAGCCAAGGAATGAGCGTCGAAAAGACCCGCGCAACGGTTACGCGAATGTGCGCGGCGCTCGGCGACTTGTGCGGCGGCCCGTTCGGCGTTTACCGAGCGTTTCCCGGCCCCGAGGTCTTGCGCAACGCCACGGAACGGCTCAAGAGCCTCGGCCTAGGATACCGCGCCCGCTATGTCTCGAATATCGCTCGCCTCGTGCTCGAGGGCGAAATCTGCCTCGACTATCTGCACACGGCAGACTATACCGAGGCCAGAACGTACCTCAAGAGTATCGACGGAATCGGAGAGCGGATTGCGAGCTTGATTTGCCTCTATGGCCTCGGCATGAAAGAGGCGTTCCCGGCTGACGCGAATTTCAAGAAAATCGTCGCCCGCAAATACGACGGGCGTTTTCCAGTCGAGCTATACGGCACGAACCGCGGCGTCGCGTGGCTGTATGTGACGACCGCCGACCGAATGGAGAGGGGGCGCGGAAAGTGAAACGAGAAAAGAAGTCGAGAGACGTGCTCAAAGCGGCGCTCTACATCGTCCGCGGCCAACCGCGCCGCGAGCGGCAGTATCGAGACGCGGTCGAGGAAATTCTAGGCGCCGGGGGCGCACAGTGCGCCGAGTATACAATGCGCAGCGGCGAGAAAGCTCGGGCCTACTTGCCGGGGGCAAAGGGAAAGACGGGCAACCCTACGGCATCAAAGGTTGAGGCCGTCGACGCCCTCGAACGCCTCGGGTATGTTAAGACCATGCGCCGGGTGCAAGAGGCGTATGAGGCCATCGGGGGCGATCTTCCCGAGAAAATGCGGCAGGACTTGCAACGGGCAATTTCACTCAACTGCGCCGACGGCAAGCGCTACACCTACGAGCATTTGAACGTGGGCGGAATAGGCCGCTCGGACTTCTACACGCGCCGCGCGGCGTTCCTTGCCGACGTGGCCACGGGGTGCGGCCTCGAGTGAATTGCGGACTGTGCGCCGTTTTTGTGTGCTATTATGTGTACGATACGAATAGAGGGCAGCCATAGCGGCGGCCCTCTATTGCTTTACACAGGGGCAGCTATGGCGCGGGAATTTGCAAAATCTTTTTACGCCTCGACAGCGTGGAAGAAATGCCGCAAGCAGTACATCGACAGCGTCGGCGGACTGTGCGAGCGTTGCCTCGCTCGCGGCGTCGTGAAACCGGGTTATATTCTGCACCACAAAATCAAGCTCGAGCCGTGGAACATAGACGACCAGAGCGTCACACTGAACCCGGCTAATCTCGAATACGTTTGTCTCGACTGCCACAACGCCGACGAGCTCGGCGAGCACTCGGGCACGGGACCGAAACACAAGCCGAGGCGGGCGAGGTTCGACAGCGCGGGGCGGCTACTCCCCCCATAAAATTTTTACGGGGTGGGCGGCCAGATGACCGCGGGCCAACCTCTCTTTTACCGAGTGGCGCACATAAAGGGGGTGTAGTATTTTGGCAGAGTTTATTAAAAATAAATATATTAAGCAAGAGACAACAAAGTATAAAAAAATCTTTGCAAATTTGCCAAAAGATCGCCTCAAAATTGCGACGGGGCTCATAGAAAGGGCGGCTTTTATGGCCGCCTCTCTCAAAGAGCTCGAGGCCGCGATCAACGAGAAAGGCTATACGGACGAGTACCAGAACGGCGAAAACCAAAGGGGGACGAAAAAGGCCCCCGAGGTCGAGATTTATAACACGATGGTTAAAAACTACACCGCCGCGATCAAGGCGCTCGTCGATATGGCCCCGGAGGATTCGGGCCTTGACCCGGAGGCCGCGGCGATTCTGAACCATATCGCAAAGAGAAAATGAACGGCACATCGTACCTCGAGCAATACGCCCGCGCTATCCTATCGGGGAAGATAACAGCGGGCCGCCGAATAAAACAGCAAATGCGGCACTTGCTCGACAAAATCGAGCACCCCGAGAAATACGAGCCCTATATTTTCGACCCGGCGGTCGCCGATCATCATATCGAGTTTATAGAGCGGTTCTGCAAGCAATCGCAGGGACGCCGCGGCGAGCCGTTGACGCTTGAGCTTTTCCAGAAAGCCCGCCTCGAGGCGATTTTCGGCTTTGTCGATAAGAACACGGGGTACAGGCAGTACAACGAGGTTCTCATAATCGAGGGCCGTAAAAACGGCAAGACGACCGAAACGGCGGCGATCGAGCTCGATATGCTGCTAAACGACGGCGCGGGCGCCCCGGAAATCTACAACATAGCGACCCGCCTCGAGCAAGCAAAAAAAGGCTTTGTCGAGTGCTGGAATATGCAGCGGAACTCGACCGCGATTCGCAAGCTCGTGCGCAAGCGGCAGAACGATCTATTTTGTGCAGTGAACCTCGGGTTCATCAAACCGCTCGCCGCCGACACAAACGGCCTCGACGGCCTCAATGCTCAAATGGTCGTTATTGACGAGCTCGCCGCCATCAAGAACCGCGACATATATGACTTGATGAAACAGAGCATGGGCGCGGGCACTCGCCCGCAACCGCTTTTGTTCTGTATTTCGACGAACGGCTTTGTCCGCGGCGGCATTTTCGACGATCAGTATAAATACGCTTGCAATATCCTCGACGGCAAGGCCGAGAACGTCCATTTCTTGAGTTTTATCTACGAACTCGACGACCGTGAGGAATGGACAGACCCCGCCGCGTGGATAAAGGCGAATCCGGGCCTCGGCACGATCAAGAAAGTTTCGTTTTTGCGCGAGTGCGTACAGAAAGCAAAGGACGACCCCGCATTTCTGCCGACCGTACTCGTCAAAGATTTCAATTTTCCCGAAAACCGCTCGAGTGCGTGGCTACAATGGCAGCATATTCACAACGATTTCGAGGCCGATCTCGAAAAGCTGCACTTGCGGTACGGCGTCGGCGGGTTCGACGCTGCTGACAGCGTAGACCTCAATGCCGCCGTCGCGCTGGGCATGATACCGGGCGACCCGCACATATACGCCCGCGCTATGTTCTGGCTACCCGAGGACGTTCTCGCCGCACAGACGACGGACGGCAACCGCCGCGAGCGCGACGAGGCGCCCTATTTGCTGTGGGAGCGTCAAGGGCTCTTGCGGTCGTACCCGGGCTCAAAAGTCGATAAGCACGTCTTTCTTGACTGGTTCCGCGAGCTACGCGACGACGATGATTTTTATATTATTTATATTGCCTATGACCCGTGGCATATCGACGACACGCTTTTGCGGGAGTTCAAGCAAGAGTTCGGCGAGCGGTGCATGATACCCGTTCGGCAAGGCTCGCTCACACTCTCGGCACCTATGAAAGAGTTAAAAGCAGATCTCGCCGCGGGCCGTATCGTTCACAACAACAACCCCGTTTTGCAAATGTGTCTCACAAATACCGAGGTACTCGCCGACACGAACGGGAATATCAAACCGATCAAGGGAATCGACCTAACGCAGCGCATAGACGGCACGATCGCGTTGATTTGTGCTTATATCGCGTTGATAAACCATTACGACGACCTGCAAGCGGTCATTTAGGAGGGCTGTGTTTTGGGCCTGTTTGAGAAAATTTTCAAAAAAGAGCGACAGCAACAGGCGGTCGGCCAGTATTTCCAGACGCTAACAGGATATACGCCCGCGTTCACGAGTTTTGAGGGCAGTATCTACGAGGCCGATCTCACCCGCGCGGCGATTCATGCTTTCGCCAAACAGGCGGCCAAGCTGACACCGAAAATCACGGGAACGAAGTGCAGGAGTCTTGAGCCCGTATTGCAAAACCGCCCTAACCCGTTTATGGACGGTTACAAATTCGTCTACCGTCTGGCGACCATGCTCAAGGTTGACAATAACGCGTTTATCGTGCCGATATACTCGCAAGATTACGACCGCGTCGTCGGCGTTTATCCAGTTTTACCGCAATCGGCCCGAGTAATTGAGTATCAAGGCCGCCCATATCTGCGCTACCAACTGGGCGGCGGCAACTGGGCCGCGATCGAGTTCGAGGACGTCGGGATTCTGAATCAATACCAGTACAAGAACGACTTTTTCGGCGAGACAAACCGCGCTCTAAACCCCACAATGCAGCTTTTGAACGCGCAAAATCAAGGCATTATCGAGGGCATTAAGCAGAGCGCGACGATTCGTTTTCTCGCCAAAATCGCGCAGCCGTTGCGCCCCGAGGACGTTGACAAAGAGAGACAGCGGTTCATAAAGGCCAACTTGAGCGCCGATAACAACGGCGGCGTCATGCTGGTCGATACGAAATACGCTGACGTCAAGCAGATCGAGAGCCGTGCAACCGTTATCAATGCGGCGCAGAAAGCGGCCATCGAGGAAAACGTCTATACATACTTCAACACGAACAAGGCAATCTTGCAAAGCTCGTTCAATGAGGACGAGTGGAACGCCTACTATGAGGGCGAACTCGAGCCGTTTGCAATTCAACTCTCGCTCGTGCTGACAAATATGTTATTCTCCCAGCGCGAGCAAGCGTTCGGAAATTCTGTTTTTTATTCGGCGAACCGCTTGCAATACGCGAGCAATAACACAAAGCTAAATGTCACGACGCAGCTTTTCGATCGCGGTATGATGACGCAAAATCAAGCACTCGACGTATGGAATATGCCGGGAATCGGCCCGCGCGGCGATCGGTACTTCATTCGCAAAGAGTATGCGGAACAAACCGAGATCACGCCAACGGGCGCGGCCGCGCCGCCTATGGACGCCCCGGAGGGCGCGGAACCACAACAGGAGGGTGAAACATGATTACAAAAGATCGCTACTATCTGCCGTTTGAAATGCGCACGGCGCAAGGCGGCGCAGAGGGCGAGAACATCGTCGAAGGATATGCGGCGGTATTTGAGCGCCCGACCGTGCTGTATACCGAGAACGGCGTCGAATACTGCGAGATCATTTCCCGCACCGCTTTCGCGGGCGTGGATTTGTCCGACGTGGTAATGAACTACAATCACACGGGAAAGCCCGTCGCGCGGACGCGGAACGGCTCTCTCGTGCTCACGATCGACGACACGGGCCTCAAGGTAACGGCCCGCCTCGGCGGTACGCAAGAGGCCCGCGCCATGTACGAGGAAATCAAGGGCGGATATATCGACAAAATGAGCTTTTGTTTTGTCGCCGACCGTTCCGCGGACACATACGAGAATATCCCGGGCCGATACACGCGGAGAATTAACCGCATTAAAACAGTCTATGACGTGGCCGCCGTTGACTTTCCGGCATACGACGACACGACATTAGAGGCGCGTTCAGCTTTTGCCGCGGAGGCGGCTAAACTGACGGCGGAGGCCGAAAAACGCCGCAAGAAAGCATATATTTTACAGAAAACTTTGGAGGTATGAAAACTATGAACCGTTTGCAGGAAATTGAACAGCGCCTCGCCGCCATTCGTACCGAGTGCATGAACGAGGGCGCCGATCTGGACGCACTGACCACGGAGGCGAACTCTCTCGTTGAGGAACGCCGCGCCCTGCTGAATCAGCAGAACGACAGCGCCGAGCGCCGCCGCGCATTGCTGGCCGCGATCGCCAACGGCACGGCGGGCGCTCACGACGAGTACGGTTTCAAAATGGAGGGCCCCGAGGGCCGCCGCGCCTACACCAACGCAAGCCCGGAATATCGTGACGCATTTTTCGCGTACATCTCGGGCCGTAACATGAGCGCAGAACAGCGCACCGCGTTCGACAACGTCAACCGCGAAGTTCGCGCAGCGTTCGTCGGCACTACCACGACCGAGGCCGCCGCCATGCCCAAGCAGACCCTTAACGAGATTTGGGACTTGATGGAGGAACAGCACAGCATCTTGAACGACGTGACGATTCTGCGCACGGGCGTCGTTATCAAAGTCGTCAAACGTACCGCAATCGCGCAGGGCAAGGGCAAAAAGGTCAACGAGGGCGCCGCAAACGACGATTTCAAAGATACCAAGGTCGCCGTTGAACTGACGGGCAACGACTTCTCGGCCACCTGTACTCTGTCCTACGCCGCCGCGACTATGTCCATCGACGCCCTCGAGGCTTTTATCGTGCAGGACATGGCCGATCAGGTCGGTAACGCTATGGCGGCCGACCTTATGACCACGATCAAGGATGCAATCAACACCGCGAACAAGCTGACCGCCGCAAGCACGACCGTTTTCACGTTCGCCGAGCTGTGCAGCCTGTTCGGCAGCCTCAAGCGTTGCCGCCGCATGGTCGCATACGTCAACAACGCCACCCTATACAAGCAGCTCGTCGCGCTGGTTGACGCACAGGGCCGCCCCATCTTCCAGCAGACCGCGCAGGAGGGCGCACAGGGCGCAATCATCGGCGCCGTGATTCACCTCGAGGACGAGGCGGGCGACGGCTGTATCGTCGTCGGCGACCCCTCTCGCATCCGTTACAACATGGTGCAGGACGTTATGGTCGAGACCGATAAGGACATCAAGAACCACGAGTATATTTACTCGGGCTATGCACGCGGCCAGGGCGCATTGATCGACGACCAGAGTTTCGCCATGATGTCCCTCAAGACCGGCTAATCAGATTGCAAAATAACCAACCGGGGCCCCGAAAGGGGCCTCGGCTTTTTTCTGTATGTGGAGGCGTGAACAATGGAACAGAACCGACTATTCGACGCCGTGAAACTCGCACTCAAAAAAACGCGGGTCACTTCTCTTGACGGCGAAATCGAGCGCCTCGTCGCCGCCGCGAAAGCTGATCTCGCCGCCGCGGGCGTCTGCAAGATCGAGGACGGCGACGAGAATATTAAACAGGCTTGTGTATTGTACGCGAAAGCAAATTTCGGGGAGACTGAAACCCCGGAAAGGTACGCGGCTTGCTTTGAGGCGTTGCGCGATCGTCTGGCCCTCAATTCGGACTACAACGGGGGCGGCAACAATGGCTAAATTCGTCGAGGTCACGCTCGTCAAGGAAGTCACCGACGGCACAACCGAGGATTTTGAGGCGGCCACGTCTCAAGAGGGCGGATATACCGTCATCGGCGAGAGCAAGGGCGTCACCCGAGCAGAGTTCTACGCGGCGAGCAATACCATGTACCGCCCGTCGTTAGTCGTGACGATTTGGGCCGACGAATATGCCGGAGAAACCCGCGCGATCATCGACGGCGAGGTTTATACCGTGATTCGTACCTACCCGGTCGGCGACAAAATTGAATTGACCTGTCAGCAGAAAGGGGCCGACGAGAATGCCTTTACCGAGTTCGGTTAAGTTCACAAGAAACGGTATCACCTACCTATCGAACGTAGACCGTACCGCGTGGACGATCAAAGAATTAAGCCGCGCGGCCTTGCGAGACGTCGGAAAATTCGTCTGTAACACGGCCCGAAAGCAGACGCGCGAGCGTTTCGGCAGAGCTCTCGGAAAGACACCCGGAGGGCGAAAACGTGCGTATTCGGCGTTCGGCTACTGGGTGCGCAAAATTGAAACCGATTTACAGGTCGGTTCAAAACCGAACACATGGTACGGCGTTTTGCAAGAGCTCGGCGACGAGTTCCGCGGCGCCAGAAAAACAAAGGCCGGGGCGCTTTTCTCGTTTACAGCGCGGCAACCGAAACGGGCGATCTTGACGACGACCGTGCGCGAGCATATCGACGAAATCAGGTTGATCGAGGGTCAATATCTTTCGGCGGTCGAGGACGAGAACAGGGCTCTCGGACTTATTGACGAGGGGGAATTAAAAGATGATGGCTCGAGCGGCGAGGAATAAAACAGAGTTGAACGAGAATTTCAACACAGTTTTCAACAAAACCGTCGGCGGATTGCTGAAAAACTCGTCGGGCGTCGCAACGTACAGCAATACGGCGACAGCGGCGAGCTACCCTCGAATTGTGTTCTTTTTTACAACATGGGCCGAGGATAATCTCAAAAAAGGCACGTTGACGGTTCGCATTGCGGGCAATACAGGCGCGGCCGAGGTTGAGAAAATCGTTCAAAATGTTCTGTTCGATCTCGACGGTGCGGTCTACAATGATGAACGCATTTATTTACACCTCTACGGCGGGCAATCTTCCCCCGTTGAGGACACAGACAAAACAATCACCCGGCGGCTCGTGACGCTGGATTTTCAAGCACTTGTGAAAGGGGTTTAACCTATGAGCATTTTTAACACTAAGCGTATGACGGGAATGACCGAAAAGACCGTCGAGCATTTTGTGCTCGGCGCGGGCGTTTTTGCAAAAGACTTTATCCCGGGAACGGACACCTACGAGAGCGCAAAGACAGCGGGCAAACTTCTCGGCGCCACCACGGGCGGCGGCGAGTTTAAGGCCGCCAAGGTCGGCCATTATTCACAGGTTGACGGGGCCCCGGAGAACACGAAGGGGCTCTATATCCTCGACTACTGGACGACCACCATGCAGGCGACCGTGAAGGAATTGACTGCCGACACGATCGCCGCAGCAATGACAGCGGCAAAAAAGACAACCGAGGAAAACGTCGCGGGCTACGACGTTATCGTTCCGAAATCGGCTATCGAGCTCGATGATTACACCGAGAACGTCACCTATATCGGGCGCCTCGTCGGCAGCGAAAAACCGATCATCATTCAGATTTTCAACGCTTTCAACACAAACGACCTCTCGATTCAGCCCAAGGACAACGACGAGGCGAGCGTTCAGGTCATTTTCACGGGCCACTATGACCCGAACGATCTCGAAACGCCGCCCTATAAAATCTACTGGCCCAAGGAGGCGTAAACCATGCGTAAACTCATTGCATCGGACATTTTCGCCGCCTTGCGCGTCGTTTCCGCGATTGAAAAAAAGCAGGGCATTGAAACGACTATCAAAGACCTCGTCAAGAACGCGGAAAACGAAACAAAAGCCGACGGAGACGACAAGACGGCCAAGGAACGCAACGACGATTTTATTGTCCGCGTCGGCGTGAGCGGAGTTTTCAAGATCATCGAAATCGCAACCGAGGCCCGCGTAGAGGGCCGCGTTTACGAGTTTCTCGCGGGGCCTTTTGAAATGACCCCGGCGGACGTACAGAATATGCCGCTCCCCGACTTTGTCGAAAACGTCACGCGCCTCACAAAAGAAAACGATTTGAGCTCTTTTTTTACCTCTGTTCGCAAACTCGCGCAAAATATGTGATCGACTTGATCGCCCGCCGCTATCCTAACCGCGATTTTATGCAAGGATGGGATTTCGGCGAGGCGGTCGATTTTATAATCTACGCGATCGAGCGAACGGCAGAGGAACAAATAGAAATGCGCTGGGTTTTGCACTATCAAGACAGAATGACATTGCAAGAGTTCAAAAACGCCCTATCGTATGCGCAGACACAGAACACAGAACGGCCCGAGCCTATGATTGAGGCCGACGTCGAAAAAATCCTAAACATGAGATTGGAGGTGTAAAAAATGGCCGCGGGCACTGAAATATTTCGCCTTTTTGGGCGAATTATGATAGAAACGTCGGACGCCGAAAGAAGTCTCTCAAAGACAGAATCAAAGGCGAAAGCGTTTCTCGGCACAATCGGAAACGGCGTCGTGACGGTCGCGAAATTTGCCGGGGCTGTGGGCGCCGCCGCACTGACGGCGGCAGGGGCCGCGACAAAGGTCGCCGCCGACTTTCAATCTCAAATGAGCAACGTGCAAACGTTACTCACGGGAACACAAGACGAAATCGCCGCGAAAGTATCGAAATACGGCGATATTGTCAAGGAAGTTTCCCGAACAACTGGCCTCGAGACGAGCAACTTGACCGATGGCCTGTATCAAGTTGTTTCGGCGTTCGGCGACGTTGACGACGCCGCGAAAATCATGGAGATCGCCGCAAAAAGCGCGAAAGCGGGCAATGCTGAAACGAGCGACGCCGTCAATCTGCTCTCGGCGGTAACAAAGGGGTATGGCGATATTTCTGCCGAGTCAAACCAGAAAGCGGCCGACCTCGCATTTACGACGGTTCGCCTCGGTCAAACATCTTTCCCGGAACTGGCCTCGAGCATGGGCAAAGTTATACCACTATGCGCGACGATGAAAGTCAAGGAGGAAGAACTATTTGGCGCAATGGCTACCCTAACGGGCGTAACAGGCGGAACGGCGGAAGTATCGACGCAGCTTAAAGCAACAATACAAGGCTTTATGCAACCGACGACCGCCATGACGTCGGCTCTTAAAAAAATGGGCTATGAGAACGGACAGGCCGCCATTGAATCGCTCGGACTGCAAGGCGCTCTCGACGCGCTGAAAGAATCTGTAAACGGCGACGAACTTGCGTTCGCTGGTATGTTCTCGAGCGTAGAGGCAAAAACTGCCGTTCTGGCCCTAGCGGGGGCACAGTCGGAGGACTTCACCAACAAAACAAAGGAAATGTATTCGGCAACGGGGGCCGCCGAGAGTGCTTTCGACACGCAAACGGCAAACCTAAAAGGAACGCTCGAAAAGCTTAAACAGGCGGCAAACACGACCGTCATAGAACTCGGGGAGAAGTTCTTGCCCGTGGTTCAAACGCTCGCCGAGTGGGTGCTCGAAAATATGCCCGCAATTCAATCGACGATCGAGGTCGTTTTCGACTATTTGACGACGGTAACGAATACTTGCGTCGAATACATTACCATGCTCAAAGACGCCGCGAGCGCGTGGGTCGCCGATCATCAAGAAACCGTGACCGCAATCTTGACCGCAATACAAAACTTGTGGCAGTTTGTGCAAACGATTTTCTCGGCGCTTATGACTGCCGCGGGCGCTCTCGGAGAATGGTTCGGCTCATGGGCAGACGAAAACCTCGGCGGCATTGTGCAAACCGTGACGGAGGCGGTGAACTCGATTATTTCTTTCGTTTCCGCTTTCGCCTCGTGGGCCTCGGCGTTCTGGCAAGCGCACGGGCAAACGATCATGTCGATCGTGCGCCCGTTGCTCGAGGCCGTTAAGACAATAATCTCGACGGCCCTGCAAGCTATTACGCAGATTTTCAACATTTTCGCCGCGCTTTTCCGCGGCGACTGGGGCGAATTGTTCCGCGGCATTGCTACGCTCGTCTTGACGATTCTGAACGGTATCGTTTCTACAATCGGGAATATTTTTCAATCTATAATCAACTTGATTTTTGCAAAATATAACGATATGTACAACGCGGGCCGCTCAATCTTTCAAGGGCTTTTCGATGGCATAGCGGGCGTTTGGAATAGCATTTATAACTGGGTTGTTGAAAAAGTCAACTGGTTAAGCGACAGGTTGAGCTTTTGGAACTCGTCTCAATCCAAAATGAGAGCCAACGGCAGCCACGCGACGGGCCTCGAGTATGTGCCGTTCGACGGCTACCGTGCTATCTTGCACAAGGGCGAGCGCGTCCTCACCGCTGAACAGGCGAAAGAGGCCGACAAGGGCCAGAACGGCGGCAACACGCGCGTCGTCAAGGTCGAAATCGGCCAGTTTATCAACCAGACCGAAAAGGACATCGACGAGCTCGTCGAGATCATCGACGAAAAGCTCGAGGAACGGAGGGAGCGCGAGGAACGTGTTTAATTATTTCCATTACAGAGGCGTTTGCTCGCTCGATCTCGGCGTTCTGGTATCGGACGCGGAACCGTGGACGACGAAAGTGACCCCGGAAACCGTGACGATACCGGGCCGCGGCGACGCCCTGCTCGGCTACGAGTACAGCAATAGCGACGCGGTCTATAACATCATCATACGCAAGACCGGGCGCGACACGCTCACGGACGCCGTCGAGCGTGTGCGCCGCTGGTTATTGCCCGACGTTGATTATTCACCGCTACGCGACAGCTACAACCCCGGCTATTATCGCCGCGCATATCTCCCCGGCGGGCTCGCCGTGACCCGCGACGGACTACATGAGGCCGTTGCGACTGTCACGTTCTCGACTATGCCGTTTAAGTATGCCGACGGCGGCGATACCGCGATACAGGCCCGAAACGGCCTAAAGCTATACAACCGCGAGACATACGAGGCGGCACCGCTGCTAAAGATTACGGGCACGGGCGCCGCCGATATTTTTATCGGCTCTCATGCGCTGCACGTCAAGGAGATCGGCGGCCTCGTCTACATCGACACCGAGGACGAGAACGCATTTGACGACGCAAAGAGCCGAAACAGCGATATTACTCGCGTTGTTGACTGGCCTCGCCTCTCCCCCGGGGAGACGGTCGTACAGTATGACGGCGCGGGAATTACTGGCGTTGAAATAACGCCTCGATGGAGGTCGTTATAATGCACCCTATTTTGTACAAACCCGGCGAGAAAGAATTTCTCGACAACGGGCTCGCGGTGCTGACTGACTGCACAAAATGCCTCGTGACAGAGGAACGAAACGGCGCTTATACGCTCGAAATGCAGTACCCGGCAAACGGCCGGCACTACGATCTCATTGCCGAGGATTGCATTTTACTCGCTAAACCAAACCCGGACGACGAGCCGCAACCGTTCCGTCTCTATAAAAGCGGGCTAACTATGTCGGGCGTTACAACATGGTACGGAGAGCATGTCTCGTATTTTGCGAACGACGTGCCGATTGAACCGATTGCAACGTCACAGACAACCCCGGCGGGCGCGTTCGCCAAAATTTCAGCCGCCGCCGCGCTCGAGAACCCGTTCACGTTCTCGACGACGCTCTCGACCGAGACGTCGTTCGGCCTTGCCGCCCCGACCCCATTGAAAAAAGTTCTCGGAGGCGTTGACGGCAGTGTTCTCGATCAATTCGGCGGCGAGTACCACTACAACAAGTGGAAAATCGAGCTCTTGAAAAGCCGCGGCGCCGACCGCGGCTTTGTCATTTCCTACGGAAAAAATTTGACGGACATTTCGCAAGAGAAAAACCTCACGAAAGTCACGACGGCGATTTTTCCGTTCTGGAAAAGTTCGGACGACGATACACTCGTCACATTGCCCGAGAAAATTGTCGTGCTGGACGGCGCCCGCGAATACGGTCACGTTCATTGCAAGACGATCGACTTTTCACAGGATTTCACGGACGCCCCGAGCGTTGACACCTTGCGGGCCTACGCGAAAGCCTACCTCAAGACGTCCGGCATTGCCGAGCCCGTTGTCAGTATCACGCTCAAATATGCGCAGCTTGTGAAACGCAAGCAGGGCGCCATTATAGCGGGCCTCGCCTCGGCCTCGCTGTGCGATACGGTATCGGTCAAGTTTCCGCGCTATGGTATTTCGGTCAAGGCGAAAATCATCAAGGTCGTTTATAACACACTGAAAGAGCGGTATGAAGAGGCAGAAATCGGCAAGGCGAAAAGCCGCCTCTCTCAAACTGTGAACAATTCTCGAGTAGACCCCGACGAGATCGTCAAAAAGGCCACGACGGACAGCAAAAAGACCGCCGCCGACCTCATTGACGCCGCCTCGAAAGAAATCGTCGAGAGTATCACAGGCTCGAACGGCGGCTATGTCGTCCAGCGACCCGCAAAAAATCCGCAAGAGACCCTTTACATGGACACGCCAGACGTCACGACCGCGAAAAACGTCATGCGCCTCAACAAAGACGGAATAGCGTTCTCAACGAACGGCGTCGGCGGCCCGTACTCGGGCGCCCTCGCCATCAACGGAAAGTGGTTCTCTCAATTTATTGCGACGTGGGAGCTCACAGCGAATATTATCAAGGCGGGAATACTGCAAGACGCCGTCGGCAAAAACTCGATCAATCTCGACACGGGCGAGGTCAATCTCGACTGCAAGAGCCTCAAGATACAGGGAAAGACGACCGAGGAAATCGCCGCGGGCAAGGCCAGCGAGGCAGAAACTGCCGCGAAAAAGGCCGCCGCCGATGAACTGAACGCATATAAAGAGGCCGTGACGAAAGACCTCGCCGATATGCAAGGCCAGATCGACGGCCAGATTGAGACGTGGTTCTATGACGACGAGCCATCACAGACGACGCCCCCGGCGTCCGATTGGACGACGGACGAGCTCAAGGAAAACCACGCGGGCGACCTGTATTATAGCGGAAAGGGCTACGCCTATCGCTGGACGTACTCGGGCGGCGCGTGGACGTGGTTACAGATCAAAGATACAGACATAACCGCGGCCCTGCAAAACGCCAAGAGAGCGCAGGAAACCGCCAACAGCAAGCGGCGAACGTTCCTCGTTCAGCCAACGCCGCCCTATGACATCGGCGACCTATGGGCAAACGGTACAGATTTGCTTGCTTGCGTCACGGCCAGAGGCGAGGGCGCCTCGTATTCCGCGAACGACTGGGAAACCAAAACCGACTACACGACCAAAAAGACCGCGCAACTCATTGTTGACGCCTCTATCGAGAAAATCGAGCTCGGAATCGCCGAGGACGTCTCGGCGACAGACTTTTTCTCAACGGCGGCATGGAAAGCAGAGAGCGGCAGTTATACGGCGACGTCTGGCTCGGTAACGATTGCGGGCGATACCGCTACAGTCGTCGCCCCGGACAGCACGGAAACGGGCAAGCGCCGCGCGGTCGTTATCGACGTACCGACGACCATGCTCGCCGCGACACAGGGAAAGCGAGTAACGCTTTCAATGCGCTACAGGGTAAACGCGGAAATTTCGGGCAATGCCGTTATCGTATTGTGGGCAAACTACGAAAGCGGGAACGAAGCTCGCCGCCTCATGACGCTCGCAACAACGTCACAGACAACCCCGGCGGGCGATTGGACGACGGCGTCCTTGAATTACACATTCAAGGACGAAAAGCCGACGCGAGTTTACCTGTTCGCGTACCTGTACGCGGGCGCGGGCAGCTTGAGCGCAGAACTGCCGACTATGAGCGAGGCCACGGGCAAAAAGAGCACAATTTCGCTCACAAAGGACGGAACCACAATCAGCAGTTTCGCCCTCGACTTGAGCAAGTATGCGACGGGAACCGAGCTAAAAGTCGGGCTTGATGAAATTTCCGCCTCGGTCGTGAAGAACGGAGAAATTCGCTCGAAATTCGCCCTCGATTCGTCGTCGTGTACGATCTCGGCGGGCACTATCAAGTTTACGGGAAACACCCTCGTCGTAGAGAGCACAAATTTCAACCTTAACGCCGACGGCACGGTCAGCATTACGGGAGCGTTCTACTCGAACGGTTCAAGCGGCAACGCCACAATCAGAGATGGAAATATACATCTAAGTGCGCTTAACGCCGACGGCAACCGCTATAATACAATATCGCTAAGTTACACGGCAAAAGCCTACCCGAGCGGGTCGCTCACCGTTTACAGCCGCCGAGCAAACGGAACAGTCGGCGACGGCGTGGTTATACAGGGCAGCGACGCCGATTCGAGAATCTGGATATACAACGCCTACGGAAACGCCGACGTTTTCTTGACGTCGGGCGCTGGCAACAACTGCGAGTTTGCGGGAGGCATCAACGTCAAGGGAGAAAACGGCGTCAATGTCTCTCGCGCTGTTAGCGCTCGAGATTTGAAGTGGTGGGGCGATCTTACGGCGACGGGAGAACAGACGAGAATAAAACCGCGCAGCAGACAAAATGCGCTCTATACAGATTGGCAATTTTGGAAAGTCGTTGACGGCGTGAGCTATTGGGTGCTCACGGGCAAAGACTCGCCGTGGTAAAAAAGGAGTAACCACATGACAAGCGACGAAATTATTTCGGAAATGCAAAACCGCGTCGTCGAGACGCTGAACGCCTACGAAATGCCTACGACGGTCAAGGTGCTCGTTCTCGAAAATGCGATTTTGCGCTACAATATCGCATTGCAAAAACAGCAGATCGAGGCCGCGGACGACCCGCCCGCACAGGTTGACCCGGCGGACGACCCGCCCGCACAGGCCGAGGAAAGCGAACAGGAGGCCGACAATGCCTAACTATGAGAGTTACCAAGTTATCAAAGAGATTACGCTCGATCTTGTGGCGCCGGGGCTAGCCCCGGTCGTCAACGTGCCGCAATACGACACGAAAGGTCGCGTCGTAAAAGTAAACCTCGTGAGCAATTCGGCGGCCTACGAAATCGAGAGCGATTTCGAGGTTCACGCCGTAATGTCTAAAAAGGACGGCAAGAGCGTCAATAACCCGTGCGTTGTTGACGGCAGCACGGTCTATGCTGTGATTTCTAAGCAAATGACCGTTTTCGAGGGCCGCCAGATGGTCGCTATTTCCATCACAAACAACAGCGACGTCGAGCTCAAGGCGTTTCCGTTCGTGCTGAATGTGATCCGCGCCCCGAGCGACGCCGAGAGCTACGCAAGTGAGGACGAGCACCTTGCGTTTGAAACGGCATACAAAAAAGTTCTCGAGGCCAAGACCGCCGCGGAAAACGCCGCCGAGGCCGCCGCTAATTCTGCCGTCGCGGCCTCTAATTCCGAGAACGCCGCGGGCGATTCTGCAAACGCGGCAAAGGCCAGCGCGAGCAATGCCGCCGCGTCCGAGACTAAGTCGAAAACCAACGCGGGCGCCGCTGAAAGGTCGGCCGGAGCCGCGAAAAACTCGAAGGACGCCGCCGAACAGGCAAGGGACGACGCCTCGACCAGCAAGGGCGCCGCCGCGTCATCGGCACAGGCCGCGAGCGCGGCCCTCGCGGGTGTACAGGCCATTGTTGCCGGGAATGAGGCATACACAAAGGCCGAGAGCGACGCCTATTTTATGGACGTGCGCCGCTCTCTCGCCCTGTATATCGCGGCAACGAAAAACGTGCTCGCCGATCAGAATGACGTTGCGCCGCTGTGCGAGAACTTTTTCGCGGCCCTGCACGACGGCAAGGTCTACGGCGTGGAGTTTTACAAGCATAGCACGAGCCCGGCGTCGGCAGGGTGGAAAACCCGCGACAATGCCGCGCTCGTGTGTGAGCCGAGCACCAACAGCAAGGCGGGCCGCGACGACTACGTTAAACGGGCTTTGTTCTGCCCGTTCAATGTCGATTATACCATCGACGCGGAGACCCTCGAACCGAAAATCTCGGCAATCGAGGGCGTGTTCGGAACCTATAACGCCAAGGCCCCGGCGGGCTTGATCGGCGTCATGCAGCAAGGCGGGTGGGTACGCTACTACGACGCGGGCTCGTCTTTCGGCTACGAGTACGCCGACGAGCGCGTTTCGTCCGAGTTCTACCCGCTCGAGGCGACCGTCAAGGCGAGCGACAATTCGGTTCGGTCGTTTATGATTCACGCGAAATACGCCGCGGGCTACGGCGCCGACGGCAAGCTCGGCTCTCTCTCGGGCGCAGCGTGCGCTATCCGCACGATCTCGCACAATAGTCAAATTTCCATGTGGAAACAGCGCGGCGCACAGTATTGCGGCAAGAGCTACGCTGACGGCGGCTTTGTCAATCTCATGTTCTGGCTCAAATACGGCGATAAGGCCAACGCGAGCAAAATGCAGGGGTGCAGGAGCTACGCCTATACCTACGCGATCACGGTCGCACAGACCGACGCAAAGAGCGTGATTCTCAAGAAAACAGACGCCGCGAACCTCGTCGTCGGCAGCGCGATCGACGTCGGCGACGGCAGTGACCGACAGAACGCCTCGAGCTACGCCGTCGCGTCGTCTGCCGTTGTCCTCTCGATTGAGGCGTATGACGACAACAATAGCCGCGTGAACCTCGATCTCACCGCGGGCATTACCACGACCACAAGCAACAAAATCAATACGATTGCGTGGCGCTCGGGCTCGTGCGACAACGTCCTCGGCGTGGACGGCTCACCGACAAACTGCACGAGCGGCAAAGAACCGTTTATTATTCAAGGCATCGAGTGCATGGTCGGCGCCTATGAGGTCTACGCCGACGCGATTTTTAAGCTCGAGAGCGCCGACGGCGTATTCAAAATTACGCCGTGGATTTGCAAAAAAGCGAGCGAAATCACGAACAACGCAATCGGCTCGGCCTATAAGGCGCTTTCGTATAGTCTCACGCCGCCGACCTCGGCGGGGTGGCGCTATATCTCGAGCATGGGATTCGACCCGGCTCACCCGTGCGCCAACTTCCCGGACGGCCTCGACGCGAACTCTAATACGGGCTATCGCGCGGGCTTTTATTCGGAGAACGCGACGAACGCCTTGCGCGAATGGCTGGCCGTCGGCAACCTCCGGAACGG